AAGTTAAACCTATTTAACTATATTTGGTGTAAAAATACCGTTACATGGCAACAGTTATTATTGACGTATCGCTTAATGCGCAGGATGCAAACGCTAGGGCTGCCGAGGTTGGCAATTCGATCAAGGCAATTCGCGAGGAACAAAAGGAGTTAAAGGCATCTACAGAGGAAACAGGTGTAGCCTTTCAATCCAATGCCGTTCAACTTCGACAATTGCAGCAAGAGCAAAGGGCTTACATAGCAATAGCGCAAGCGGCAGATGGTAGCAATAATCAGTTAAGAGCACAACTTGCACTACTTACCCAGCAATATAATGCATTAGGAAAAGAGGAACGAGATGGAACTGTCGCCGGACAATCCCTAGCAATCCAGATTAGAGGCATTTCAGATGAACTTAAAAAGAACGAAAGTGCAGTTGGAGACAATCGCAGAAACGTAGGTAATTATAAGGATGCATTAACACAAAGTACAGATGCCGCTAAGAATGCTACGCAAGGGCAAAAGAACTTGCTTAACGCAGTTAGTCAATCTACGATAGGCTTTCAATTCGGAGGCGATGCAATCAACAGCGTTACAAGCCAAGTACAGGCATTTAGGCAAGCTACACAAGAAGCAAGGGAAGCGCAACAAGCCTATCAAGCAGCGCAACAAATATCGGTAGAAGCAACGGAGGCAGCAAGCGCAGCAACAGAAAGGGCAACCCAAATAGGTTTTCAGTTTACGGCAGGTCAAGCAACGGAGGCGCAAGTAATAGCCGCGAATACTGCAGCTACAGATGCCAACATAGTAGCCACAGAAGCGCAAGCGGTAGCAACGGAGGCAAGTACCGTAGCTACAACTGCAGCTACCAATGCCGCTAAGATTTTCAAAGTCGCATTAGCATCTACAGGTATTGGAGCGATCGTTATACTTATTGTTGCATTGCTTTCTTACCTAAAGGAATTTGATCCTTTGGTTGATTTGATCGAACAATTATTCGCTGGATTTAAAGCAGGATTTGATACGGTAGGCAGATTGATTACCGATTTCATATCGAATATCAAATCAATGGGCGATCTGCTTAGTAAGTTGGGTAAATTCTTTTTAGATCCTGTTGGAAGTATTAAATCATTCAGCAAGGAAGTAGGGAACGCAGCAAAGGCGGCATATAACCTAAAGGCAGCTCAACAGGATTTAGAAGATCAAATGAGCGTTCAAGAAGTTATAAACGCAAGGGCCGAGCAACAGATTAAGCAACTTATACTTCAATCAAAGAACCGAACCATATCAGAACAGGAAAGACAAAAGTTTTTAAAGCAAGCTAACGACCTTGAGGTAAAGACATTCAACCAAAGAACCGTATTGGTAGATAAGGATGTGGCGAACGCACAGGAAGCGGCAAGGATTAAGGGCAATTTATCGGCACAAGAGATAGCCAGATTAAAGAATGAGGGTACTGCATATGCTATTGAACTGCAAAACAGGGGTAGAATTGGGCAAACAGAGGTTGATTTAGTTAAAAAAACAGAGCTAGATAAGGTTAAAAACCTAGATGAAAGCACCCAACAACAAGAAAAAATACAAAATAGGCTTGAATTATCCCAACAAAAAGCCGAGGAAGCAGCCCAAAAACGGGCAGAAAAGGCCAAAGAAATGGCGGAAAAGGCAAGAGCGGCAGAGGAAGTAAGGCTAGAATCGGTCGTAAAGACAAATGAAAGCATACAAACGGAACGAAAAAATGAGGAAGACAACGTAAATCGTGACATTGATGCCAAGATTTTAAAGTATAAAGAGTATTCATCAGTTACCCAGCAGCTAGAATTAGAAAGAACAGCACGCTTAAAGGATATACAAAAACAATATGCACTTGAAATTGCAAAATCTACCGATGATGTTCTAAGAGCTACAGAAGATTTGTTCATTAGCCGTATCCAAAACCAACAGGATAGAGAATTGGCTACAATTGCCGTTCAGAACCAACGAAAACTTGCGGCTCAAGATGAGTTATTGGCACAAACCTATGAGCGTATACAATTAGGAGAGGAGGGTTTGACGGGACTGTATGTAAGTCAGCAAGCGTTGCGTGACGAGATATTGACGCAGGGCCAATTCGATATAGACCAAAAGAACAAGGAGTATGAAGATCAAAAGGCACAAGAGACAATTGATCGTAACCAACGTGTATTAGATGCAAAAATAAAGATTCAGGACGAGGAAAGAAAATTAACCGATGCTGGGTTAGATTTATTGGAACAGGTATTCGGTAAAGAAACAGCTTTAGGCAAAACAGCTTTCTTAGCTCAAAAAGCTTTTGCAGTTGCAAGAATTATTATTGATACGCAAGCAGCATTAGCCGCAAATAGGTTAGCCGAACAGGTGGCTAATGCTTCGTTATCAGCTATACCCGTTATTGGTATTGGTCTTGCTATTGCCAACAGTGTTAAGGCTCAAGCAGAAAGGACTAAGATAATTATCGGTGGTGCGATTTCGGCAGGAGCAGTGTTGGCTACAGCAGTCGCAGGTTTTAATGATGGGGTTATTGGATTCAGTTCCGACGGAAAAGGCTCTATGGTTAGAGGCAAGGGGACAAGTAAAAGCGATTCAATAAATGCCAGATTGTCAAATGGCGAAAGTGTAATCAATGCTCGAAGTACATCAATGTTTGCTCCGTTACTTTCTGCTATAAATGAAGCTGGCGGTGGGCGCGCCTTATCACCTGGTTTTGCTATGGCTTCTGGAGGTATTGCTCAGGGTGGTTTTGTTACCCGAATAGATCAAGGCATTCAATCAACGAACGATACTATTAATTTGGTATTGCAAGCAGTTAACGCTATGCCTCGTCCTGTAGTTGGAGTTGAGCAAATAGTGGACGGCTTACAGATTAGACAAGTTACGGTTCAAAATCAGACCATATAAAAAAGCGTTCGGAAACCACTCCGAACGCTAAAACAAAACAAACCTAAAACTTATGAAAACATGAATATTCCGGTTCATGCTTGTAGAAAGGACAGGATTCGAACCTGTATGGAATTAAGTTTAGTCAAGTTTTTTGGGCTGTATCGTATTCCCATCTTCTCACTCGATAAAACAACCTTGTAACGATCACTACTTAGCGTCTACCATTCCGCCACCTTTCTATTTGCAGGGATGTAGTTCCCTGCCGACTGTTTAAGCTACCGCTCTAAGCGATGGATTGAACATTTGTACAACTTTGCCAGTTGAATTTAAAACAATGCTCGATCTAACATACTATTTAGCCTGTCAATACCATGCTGCCCCAAGTAGAAAGGCGATCATTAATCAATCCTTTCTTATTTTAGTTGGTAATGTGGAGCAGGAGGGATTCGAACCCTCGTCCAAACTAATTTCAATTAAACGTCTGTGCAAATGTTTTGTACACCCTGCAAGATTCGAACTTACGTATCACATATTATGAGTATGCCGACTTACCACTAGCCTAAAGGTGTAAAAAGATAGTCTTTCCTATCAGTCATTATTTTTCTATCGGAATAAATACCTACAATGCGAACCGAATATTTCTATATATGATTAAGCCGAATCACGTTAATGACATACTCTCATCGTCTTAGCTTAATTAACGCCTCTACCATTTGTCAAAATTCGCATCAGTAGCTTACTAGGGAATCAAACCCTTAATTCATATTGCCTTTCACAACAGAAATACATCTCCCCTATTTATATTACAAAATACAGAAAGTAAGCTATATAAATCGGTTAAGCTCATCCAAACTTAACCGAATCTAAATTAACGTCCTAATCGTAATCAGTCTCTCTGTTCTGATTACACTTCAAATATCGTAATTAATTCTTTTGGTTGTATGTATTAATGTTGTGACAAAGAATCTGGCTTTACCCCGGATCTAGAGCAAACAGAAAAAACATTAATCGTTGTTTTTGTTATCTCTTATTTTATTTAACATTTCTGGTAAATTATTTGAAATTCCAATAGGGAAGTTATCCCTTAATTTTGTAATTTCATTTCTAAGTCTATAATTTTCATTAACAAGACTTTCAAAATCATTAGTAACAATTGATTTCTTTTTATTTGCGTAATAACGCATTTCTTTTTGAATTTCCTTTAGCCAAAAAATACTTAACATTAAAAATATTACCACACACATTACTAATAAATTTTCCATAACTAATGAATATAATATTTTAAATTACCACCTAAAGGATAAACTTCCATAAGTCTTTTGAATATTTTAATTGAACGATAATCTATAAACCTATAAAAAAGCTCTTTAGATATATTTTCATTTCTTTGCTTGCAATTAATCAAAACTGTTAATTTCTTGTATTTCAATCTAACAGATATTCGGTCATTCTTAAAGTCATCACCGTTAAATCCTTTCTCAAGACTTATTGTTTCCATACACCAAAAATAACAAAGCCTATCCGAATTAACGAATAGGCTAAGTATTATTTCTGTTACTTATCAGCTTTTTTATTTGCCTTATCCCAAATATCCGCTAATGGAAGATCGGATAAATGTGTGTGAGCTTTGATAAAGTCCTCTTTCTTTGTACGCTTCAAATAATCCTGGTTAAATGAATACGCTGCTGGAGCGACCTTATGCATTACGCAACTGTTAACGTTAACGATTCGTAGCCTGTTAATCCCGCTGCTACCAATTTGCTAACCGCTGGCAATGAGAATACAAAAGGCCCTGCTGCGTTATAATCTGGATCGGTAGTATCTAGTGTGATAGTCCATCCCGAAATATTCGGATCAACTACGATTGAAGTTACCGTAACACGATTACCCAATCTCGTAACTACGATATCTGCTGGAGATAACGAAGCAATTTGAGCAGAATATAAAGGATAAAGATCCGATTTGTTGCAACCAGCCAAAGCTTTAAATTTGAAAACGTTTGCGGCACGTGCTCCAGATAATTCAAGATTAATGTTAATCAAACCAGAAAGCGATAACAATTCAGCTAAGTTCAACCCAACAAAAGCAAGGTTATCATTGAAGTAAGTTGGCAAGAAATCAACACGATAAGCGTAAACGGCAACTGCATCAGGTACGGCAACTTTCATTTTATCAGTATAGATATAATTGGCAGGAATGCCATACATATCGTTGCCAACTTTTGTTCCGTACAAATTACCCTTTTCATCAAAAACCAAGAAGTTAGCGTTGCTATCTCCATTGAACTTACGTAATTGATCGCTCAAACATTTACCACCCTTACGGAATTGAAACATCCAATTGTAGATACCCTCATTTGTTAACGCTGAACTTTGATCTCCAAAAGTCTGGAAAGCTGGATCTGTTGAATTATCCGTAAATGTTACCTGTGGAGGGAATGGAAATGCTCGTTGTGAGCGCAAATCCGCTTGCACAAGCGCACGCAATGCGGTCATAACTGTTTCCTTGCTTGCCATTTGCGCCTCTGTAAGGACAACTCCTTGAGGTACCTTAATGATAGCCTTTAAAACACCTGGATCTAAAGGGCAATCCCCAACGCCTGTATTACCGTTGGTTGTTCCGCATAATGATGTATTTAAAATACTCATGATATAATTAGTTTACGGTGACTAGCACCTGTTTAAATAAAATTTTAATTCAAGATTCTCAATTCCCAAGCCATCAACAAAATCGCCCAACTTGTTTGCATCATTCCCCGCAATAGTCGATCTACCCCAATAATAATGCCTTACAGCAGTATGCTTGATCAGTTCGGCTTCTCCTATTCCCAAAAAGGCATTTCCACGTAACGAAAGTTCAGCAAGTAAAGCATGATAAATTGGCATAATAACCCGTTTAAAGTTCTTTTCCAATCGTTCCTCTGCCTTAAATGTTGCCAATGTTCCGTAAACAATTGCCATATTTAGCTTTAGGTCAGCCCAACCGCCAACATTTCCGATAGGCTCCTTAATATCAACAAAAAGGCAAACCAAAGGGTACTTGGTAAATCTGGCATTCGATGCGCTCTTTTGCGTTAACGTTTCGATTATTTCCAATACTGTTCCAAACTGATAATGTACGCCTGTAATCATCGGATCAACGATTTGCAATGATTCGGTAATGCTTGCAGAAACTGCAGCGACTACTTCTTTCATTTCATCCTCGATATACCTATATTCAGCGGCCATTTAAAAGTTTAGTGAATTGATATGGTAAAATATTTCGTTAACTCCGCAACGTGAATGCCAATTGTAACTACGCTCCCAATATTGCCTATGCCAATTCGGATAAATAGTAAGATCTAAATCAAATGATCTGGCTAATTCTACCATTTCATTCCATGCACGAACCTGTTTGTTTATCGAATTGGTTGTAGTTGCATTCTCCGCTTTTGGCTTTGCCTCGCTGATACCCATCGACTTTGTAGATTCATCACGCTTATACCAATAATAAATATAGCTTTTGAGCATATCTATTAGATCGGCATTGTTTGCTAGATTAGTCCACTTAGCTTCTACAGGATCCGCTTCTCTACCAGCCGCAAACTCGTTAGCCAATGTTAGCCCCAACAAAGCACGTAAGAACTTAGGCTCGTACTTATCGATGAACTCTTGAACGTTTCCGATCATGTATTGGTTCTCGGTCTGTGCGATAGTCAGCTCTGCTGTAAAATCCGTTGGGGCTATTATTGTTGGCATGGTGTTGTTAATCTTATTATGCTTTTTTAGCGTAACCTTTTTTTACAAACGATTCCGCTAACACTGTTGACGCTTCAAATTCCTCACCATCTTCATGGTATGGAGCTTTATCCGTAGCGATTAGCTTTACTCTTTTTGTAATATCAATAGCTCCTTCTGCTGGAACGAACTCATTGCCTTTTTCTTCTTTTGCCATAATGATTATGCTGGTGTTAATGCTGTTTTAATGTTTGCGAAAGTATCGTAAATAAACGCTCCTGCCCAATTTGCCGAACTGTATTGGTGTATTCTCATTTCGCCGATTACAGTAACAAGGTTTTTAGAGAAATCATCATTTTCCCAACCCCAAGCAATAAAGAAATCCTGATACATCAAAACTTTATATTTTGTCATATCTCCGATCAATAGATAACCAACAGCGATGTTGTTATCCTCAATTACAGGAACTCCAGCGATAACACGCCCGTCAGCAGTAGTAAATGGAGGTAACATATAAACTCCACTATCATTTGCTTTAGCTAAGTCCATGTTAGCAGCATCAATAGGATTCACAAAAGCTACGATATCTCTATCAAAGTTTAAGCTAACCAATTGGGCTTTTGCCGCACGAACCGCATCAGAATTATTAGGATTTGGAGTTTTTACAGTTGTTAAAGTGTAAGGGCTTGCGATTGTTGTAACCCCGGCTGGTGACGTAGAGGAAACAGTTCCGGTTAATACCGCTGTATTAGCGGCCATTTCAACCTCATAACGAAGTTCTTGCTCAATCAAAGTTTCCATACCAGCAACATCATAAAGAAGTTCGGTAGAAGCTTTCATTCTTTCAGCTACTTTTTTAGGGTTAGAAATCTCACTTACCAATTCAAAAGATGCTAATGGCTTCAAAACACCCTCACCGATAAAGGCTGCATTACCTTGTTTATTAGTTTTGTTAACCCAAGGATAAGCAGGTAATCCTGTACGTCCTTTAGCTAAACGATCCCAAAATGTTGGTTTTTTACGAACCAAATCAATTACCTCTGCACCCTTTGCGATGTAATAAGGAACAGGCGCAGCTGCACTAGCTCCCAATGTCATTGTAATTGGAGCGCGTAATTGCATTGGTTTTAAATCAGCAGATCCACCCTCTTTAATCTTAGCTAAAGCTTCTTTATTATCTTCTTGCCAAGCACGAATTTGTTCGCTAATAGATTTAGGCTTTTCGTTTTGATTACCTTTTTCCTGCATAGCGGTAATAGCCTCTCCTTGAGCTTTAAGAATAGAACGGATACCGTTTTCATCTTCACCCAATAAGGTTTTTAATTTTTCAAGGTCTACAGTAGGCTTGTTATCCTTATCCAATAAACCGATTGAGCGTAACTGCTCATTTGCATCCTTACTCTCTGGTAATTCAGCAAATCTTTTTTCTAGGTCTTCAACTAGCTTTAAATTATCGCCTGTTAAACCCTCTTTGTTAAAAGTGATTTTCATCTTCTTAAAATTGATTTAAATTTAATTTATATCCACCAATTTCAGCGATTTGCTCATCCGGCTTGTTTTTATCCTTGAGTGTTTGTTGTCTTTGCTCAAACGGCTCAACTTTTGCAAGTGAAATATGCCTGCTTATTAATTGTCGTAATTCTAATTGTCTGCTCCTGGGTAATGATTTAATAAAATCATCTGTTTCATCGGCTAATAATTCTGATTCCTTTTCAACATCCTCTGATCGAATGGTGTAGGTCTCTTTATTACTTGCCCTTGTAACAACGCTGCCCTCATAAAGCTCAATTTCTTGTAATAATATTGATTCCGTTTCCTCGTCATATATCATTTTATCCCAAACATAAGAAAAACCAACCGAATATTGGTTAAGTGTTCCGGATTTAATTTGCCTTAATGCTCTTTCTGCTTGCGGAATTTCATCGTAAACAGCCTCAAAGTATAACCCGTAATCATCTTCACGCAATACGGTAAACTGCCCGATTGGCTCATCAGTACGATGTTGCCATAAATGGATTATCTTATTCTTAGCGTTGCTTTCTGGCCCACGTTCGTTAATTGACTTAGCGCAACACCCCTTAAGAAATATTGTTCCGTAAGTATCTACTACTCCCCAAACTATAAGATATCCTTTTACGGTTCTTTCTTCTGTAGATAGCTTTTGGTCTACCTCAATAAGCTCACCCTTATCATTCACGAATGAACGAATAGAAACAACAGGCAAAGCTTGCTGTTTTAGCTCTTTAATCTTGTTGTGTAATTGGCTCATTTGATTGTGGTATTTTATATTCGTTAAACTCTGGCAAATCTACAGTATCTCTTCCTAATTCGATTAGCCACATATTTTTAGTAATCAATCCTGCTTCATATTCTAATGATAGCGCATCGTTTAAGGCTTTTCTTGCGTCGGCTCTATCCTTAGCTTCTTCTTGAATAACATCAATATCGCTAAAATCCATCATCATTGTTATTCCTTTATCTGCCGGAATAATGCCCTTAGAGTTTTGCTGTATTCTGCTTTCTGCCTCTGGAATAATTGCGCTACGATATAAATCTTTCTTAGCTTGCTTTTTGTTGTCCCAAGTAACTCCCTTGCTTCTGCTCATTAGCTCAACAGGGTATCCGTAAGTATCGCAAAGCATATTGACATCGTCCTCAATTTCCTCGAACAAAAGCAGGTCTTTAGTAGCAAATCCCATTTGTTGCCACCTTAAAGCAGCATCAGTTATAATAACTTGTTTAGGCTGGCCTGTTAACCCGTATTGCCTAAAGTCGGCCTGTACTGATTCTTTTTCATCTGTAGGTAATGGAATTGTACCCGCTTGGTCTTTCCCATCATTGGTTAAAATCCCAATTGCACCACGTTTAGTTATTAGCGTGTTCCTAGACTTATAGGCAGCTATAATATTTGATATCTGATATTCAGAACCAACCATTCTACTATCTGGAATAGTAAGATTACAATCTAAATCGGTACCTATACCATCGTCGAGAACAAAGTAAACATCCTTTAAATCCAATTCATCTACATCACCATTCCAGCGTAATGTAAGCTTTTTATAAATATCTAATATATTATTCTGCTTTAACCATTTACCAGTAAATTCTAGATCGTTAATTAAGTATGGTGGAATATTCCAAAGTGATGTTATTTCATCTGGAAATCCAACAGGTCTAACTTTCAAAACAGGGCAATACCCAAAAATATCTATATAATGATTTTGCTGTGAGAAGAACTGTTTTCCGGATTGAAGTGCATTAGGCTGATCGTAAAGCTTCTTTATTGAATCAACATAAGCTCCTTTCGCGTAGTTACCGTCTTTTTTTATAAGCTCAAGCTTACCGTTATTGAATGCTTTAGCTCTTTTGGCTATTATAGACTTTAATGGGCTGCATAGATTATAGGCGAAAAGAAATTCTTTCTCATTGGTAAGGTTATAGTAGATAACATCACCGAATCCGTTGAACGGAATAAAATTAGTCGGGCTAAATGCGTTGATTGCACTAGTGCCGATATTACCTAAACTAAAGTTTCCTAACTGTAAACCGAATTTCATCTATTGCAATTATACAAATTTTTACTAAGGTAATATAATTTTTTATAATCTGTAGAATTTAGTGTAAATCCCATAACGAATAGCATCCATTAAGTGATCGTATCCAGATTGAGGCTCGTTGGTTGGCTGCCCCGTAGTTTTATCTATTTCCCACATATATTTTGTTTTCTCAATATGTAGGTTCTTGCTGGATTCGGTATAAAAAACATTGTACTCATTAAGCTTGAGTATTCCGGCCTTAATAGATCCGTTACCTTTTCTTGCCATTAATGCCATGACCTTTAGTCTTCGGAGCTGGCTTATCTGTTCTGGATCATGCTCGCAATAAATGTGTGTCGAATCGGTAAATCCATTTGCTTTGAATATTTCTTTCATCTGAACGGGAGCAATACCAGGCAAATAGCAAATTTCATGTATAAATATATTATTACCAACAACAGCTAATTTAACCCCAGCAGTGGGATCGTTTGTGTATCCAAAATCCAATCCGCCAAAGAAGTCAACATCAGGAAAATCCTCATCCTTAATCATTTTCCATTTAGGGAATATTAAGCCTTGAAGATTACCTGTCAATCCTCTTGCATAAACTTTCCATAGCTCTTTATCAGCGATGTTCTCTGTTTGGTTGTGTTCTTGTTCTGTTAAGAAAGGATTGTGTCTGTGATCGCTTATAATTAGCTCTACAGACTTACCAAAATCATTTGATAGTGGTGTTGTGTCGATTAGCTTTTCATGGCTCCAAAATGGAGCGGACGGGTTGTAATCTATAAAAACTTTTCTACGTGTTCTTTTTGCTAATTGCCAGAAAATACGGTAAGATATACCGTTTGCTTCGTTAACGAAAAGAAACTGTCTTTTACCGTTCTTTGCGCTTTGTTCAGTTTCGCAACTGATAAACTCCATTATCCAGCCTTTTTTGAAGTTTATTATTCGATCAGTTTTATTCCAATTAAGTATATGCTCCTTTAGCCCTGCTGTACTTGCAGATATACCCTCTGCTGCGCGATATGCTCCTTTCTTTAAGTTTGGTATGCTTTCCCCTACAATTGTTATTACAGGATCTATTTTAGGTGCTTCTAAAGTTATTGCATACCAAAAAAGTAGCTGCATAATAGCGTATGTCTTTCCGCTATCTGTACCCCCTTGATTTATTACGATATCAGCAATGCTTTCGTGGTTTGCGTTCCAAACCTTTGATACGTTAAACATCTGCCTCCGATCCTGCTAGTGGTGGAGTTGTGTTATAAACGTTAACTACGGGTAGTATTTGTGATTCTGGCTTCTTTTGTTCGTTATCGCGCTCGAATAATCCTAGATGTTTTGATAAGGCTTCTAATGCTCTCAATTTATCATGCATCTTTATCTTTCGATTAGTACCTAACTTTTCGCCAGTCATCCTTTCAATTTCGTCAAAGGATTCTATTCCTGCAATTGCGCCAGCAGTATCATCGTCTAATTCATCAATAGATTTTAAACCGCCATCAATTGTAAGTATTTTTCTTACGTCTGAAAAAGCTATTTTACGGTATTCGTTAAGGACTGATTCCTTGTTTATGCCATTTTTTAATGCGTATTCGGACTTTAGTGCATTAAGATAATTAATGTTATCTTCAATATCCAACATTTGGCTGGCTTGTTGCCTTGCGCTATTTTCAGAATAACCAGCGTAAACTGCTGATTTATAGCCGTTTAGTGTTACGAAGTATTCATCTAAAAAACGTTTTACCTGTTCTGTCATGTTAAGAAATGTTAATACCAAATATACTAAACATTTTTATATTGCTGCTGGAAAAGTTCATCTTCCTGTTCGGTTATTCCGAGTTGCTTTAGGATTTCGGAGCGTTCTAGCATGGGGTCTTGTGTTGGGATGTAGGGTGTTATTCGCTCAATACACAAACTATCTTTACCGTTGAGAAATGCTTTAAGATGATTTAATTCGCTAATATCTAATTGGTGCTCAAACATACATAAAGTATAAAAAT